GCCTTCAGTAGCGGAGCAGGAAGGACATCTGATGGAAATGGAAGCCACGCAAGCACCTTAAAATTACCATCATACACTAAATCAGTAAGTTGGCAGCATTACCTAACATTAGAATCGGTAAATGATAAAGGAGTGAAAAGTATTAATGCTAAAAGTATTTTTTTATTTTTAATTGTGCCTTAGATTACGTGGCTTAGTTTTTATAAATTATAGCTTTATCATTATCGTTTTGAAGATAAGTTTTACCGTCTATTGTTATAAAAACTTTACCATTTAGGCTACCCCTAACGACTAACGCTATACTGTTATAAACACATTTCTTATGCTCGCTATTAGTATCATCAAAGCAAGTATAGTCATCAATTGAACCATCTCTGGTTCCGGTTGGTAATTTTTCATAACCACCGAAACTCATGACGATAACTGTGAAGTTATCAGGGGTATTGAAGATATGATATTTATTCTCAAGTAACTCTCTGTTTTTCAACCACCAGTTTAGTTTCCCTTCTGTAGTCATCGGTAAATGTTCTACAAAAACCGCACCATTATCAATTCTGACTATTTTAGCTGGTCTTACAATAATCCATATGCAGTATGCTATTATTAAAAAAAATAAAATTGCCCCAGTCCTTTTATAGTTAAACATTGTTTTCTCCTGTCAATGTTATAGTGGCTTCGAAATTTGTGAAAAATGGCTTTTGAGCAAAATGCTTAGCCCTCTGTAATACGAACCATATTCTAAATAAAGTAATAGAGTTGAATTTAGCTTTTAAGATATCTTCTTTATCTAAGCCAAAATGGTCTTGTGCTCTGTATTTGACAATCGCAGTATATTTATTTCCCTGGAAGGTCAAGTTTTCGATAGAAATTTCTGTGCTGTTTATGTCATGGACGGTAATCCCCATGCCATTGAAAAAATCTTTCCATCTTGTGTATTTAGGTAAATGGCTTTTAGATAACACAGCTGAAAAATGTTCTTTCGTCAATTCGGACTTGTTGAAATCAAATTGCTCGATAGTATTTTTAATTATGGATAATGTGCTATTGGCAGAGTTGTCACTCAAAATGAGATTTCTGTAGGCATTGTTCATAGTCGGATGCTGATAATCTTTTCCATTACTGCGCTGCATATGATTGAAAAGATCTATGATCAAGCCCTGGTATGGTCCTCGGAAAGAAAAGACATAAGACTGAGATCTCAGTTCATCGTATAACATCCCTATGGTTCTTTCTCTACTAACTGGCCGGATGGAGTTAGTAGCGGGATGCTGATACGAGGGGCCAAAAGTAGTCCAGTCTATGAAAGTTGATACTTGCCCAAGATGATAATGCTTTTTCAACGTATCAACATCCATGTCGCCACTTTGCATGTCATCGGCATTTCTGTCATTGAATCTTTTTTTTGTAGTAAAGATGATTAGTCTTTTATCGATTCCTTTCATTCCAAATCAATCCCTTTCAGTTAAATAAGTAACTATCATACAATTTTACCGCAATCCTGAAATTAATATTTTCCTTAACGTTCAGTTGCTCGAAAAGGTTATGGCGTTTTTCCCATCAAAGTAGAGTGCCTTAACAAGTAAGCAACTATTCTTTATCAATTGCGCTTTGCTTTTGGACAAAGTGAATCAATAGATAAGAAATTTATTTAAAATGTAAATCTCAAGATGTTCCTGTTTACAGGATAATTATCCAACTCAGAATTCCGAACCTTTTGAAAAGGAGAAAGGTGTTAGTGCCCCTTGTTAACATGCTTCGAGGTAGTCAGCCCACCATTACAACATAAGTCTCCGTTCTTCCAAATGCTCCGCTTTATGCATTTATGCAGCTCGGACACTGTTGCGTTCCTGGTGGCTCATTTGTCTTTCCACAGCATTTCTCGCCCATAACCCCGATTCGATTAAGGCACACGCTATAGTCCTGACACCATGCCCGCAGGCTTCTGCTTTCGTATCGTAGCCCATCGTCCTGAATGCTTTGTTGACGGTGTTTGCACTGATAGGTTTGTCGTTCCCAGTAAAACTATTGAACATAAATTCTTTATCACTACTGATCGAGTGAAGCTCTTCCAGGAGCGCTTTAGCTTGTGTGCTTAGTGGAACCAGATGTGGGGGTTTCATCTTTGCTCCTCTTGCAGAATATTTTACTCCCTTCACAGGTTGTCGCTTTCCGGGAATGATGCATACCATTACCGTCTGTCAATTTGACAGGTTTATCAGAAGACTTTGTATTTATTATTGTTAACTCAGTGATCGCCATACTAAAACCCTCTTCTGATGGTATCTACATTTTCGAACTTAACATACCAACATAGATATCAACAAAACAGCGCGGGTTTTGAAATATGACGGTGTAGGTTAACGGGCTACAAAGAGAGGTAAGCGCTTGAAGCTGAAGAGTTGACTAGGCTTTTAAAATACTTAGGTGGGCTAACATATGGCGTCCCCTGCAGGAATCGAACCTGCAACTAGCCCTTAGGAGGGGCTCGTTATATCCATTTAACTAAGGGGACTTTGTTTCTAATCTTTCTTTCTTGTTCTCAGTCGTTCCTATCTTACCGTAAAACCTCAGTTTTTAACAAGCCTTACGATTCGATGCGTTCTTGTTTGTTTCGTCTCGTTGCGGGTTGTAATCGCTTCGTTCACTTGCCTTTGCGTACACATTGAGTACAGAATGCGTCAGACCGATGTGTACAGGACATAAAGACAGTGGCGCTCAGTGATACCAAACTCAGAAGCATTAACGGCAAACCTTATAGCGGACCCGCTGAAGTAACTGATAGCGATGGGCTCAGCGCGCGCATTACTCCCACTGGCACAATCTCCTTTCAGTTCCGGTTTCGATGGAATGGCAAGCCTGTACGCCTGACTGTAGGCCGTTACCCTGGAACCACACTCAAAGATGCCCGCGTTATCGTCGGCGAGATGCGCGGATTGTACACGAAGGGGATACACCCGAAAACCTACTTTGCCAGCAGTAAGGGTGAGCTGACGCTTCAAGAATGCCTTGACCAGTGGTGGAGTAAATACGTTGAAGGTCTGAAGCAGAACACCAGGACTCTGTATAAATCGGTTGTGTACAACACCATGTACACAGAATTTGAAGATATGCCGGTGGCCAATATCCCTGTGTCACAATGGGTGCTGTTCTTCGATAAACAGGAAAAGCTGAACAAGAAAAAGGCGCGGGTGCTTTTGCTTCAGCTGCGTTCAGTGATCAACTGGTGCATTAGCCGACAGCTAATCCCCTCTTGCGAGCTGACAAAGCTTAGTGTGAAGAACATCGGCAAAAAACCTGATGTTGGCGATCGCGTGCTGACTTACACCGAGTTAGCAAAAATTTGGCTGGCGCTTGAGAACAGCAAAATCGTCACCTCTAACCGCCTGCTTCACCAGTTGCTGTTGCTGTGGGGTGCCAGGCTGTCAGAACTGCGACTTGCTACAGCATCAGAGTTTAATATGGATGACCTGATCTGGACCACACCGGCCATTCACTCCAAGATGGGCAACGTCATTCGGCGTCCCATTTTCGAACAGGTTAAGCCCTACATCGATCAGCTGCTGGCCACGAAAAACAGCGTGCTGTTTCCGGGGCAGGAGCTGGATAAAGCGATAGACAGATCGTCAGCCAATCTTTATATGAAGAAGCTACGCAGCGGGATTGAAATACCTGAATGGCGAACTCACGATTTCCGCCGTTCGCTGGTAACTAATTTATCCAGCGAAGGTGTAATGCCTCACGTAACAGAGAAGATGTTGGGGCATGAGTTGGGTGGGGTGATGGCAGTCTATAATAAGCACGATTGGTTAGAAGACCAGCGTAAAGCTTATGAGCTCTACGCTGATAAGATATTCTGGCACGTCAAACAGCTCGCGTAACGCCGCCTGCATCAATCCAGCGCTGCACCGCTTTACGGCTGTAGCGCGCCGGATGGGTAAGAACTGGCGACGGGAAGCCGTGGCATTTACGCAGCCGCCAAAGCGCTGTCCGTGCTTTACCGATCTCCTGCATCACTTCCTGCTCGCTCATAAAATCTGAATTCATTATTTTCTCCACTCCTGCTGCAACAGGTTAAGCTACCGTGACATGTCACGGAGTGATGTTTAATTTTGTCTCTAGCCAGCCGCTGGTGGCCCAGCACTGCGAATCACCCTGGCAGGGGCACGCGCTGACCGGCAACTGATCGCCACACTTCCCGCACTGGCGCTTTGCCAGCGCTTCCAGCTGCTGCGCCAGCTCAGCCGCGTCCTTGCGGATAAGCATCGTGATGTACTCGTTCAGCTCATACGGCTCGCGGCCGGGGCGCCGAGCGGCGCAGTTCTGCGCCAGCATCTCCAGTTCCTGGCTATCCAGCACCAGTTCTAATTTCTGCTCACCGGCAGCGGCCTGTCTGGCACGCTGGGCGGCTTTGCGTTCTGCGGGGGATTTAGGCATCAGTCGATATCCTTCCCGTAGTCAGCCATCGCCTGGCGCAGAAGTGGTAACCCTTCGGTCCAGGGAAGTTCAATAGCAGCTTCGATAGCACGATAGAGACCGATAGCATCGCATTCCCAGCTTTCGGCATCGTTTCTCCAGTCTCCTTCCTCATCGAGCTGGCATTCCAGGTCATCTATTTGCCCTTGATAATCGCCGCGCACCTCTTCCTCAACCTCAGAGCGAACCCTTTCTTTAAGAACCTCCATCACCTCTTCAACTGACAGAGTTCCGAGCAGCTGGTCCGGCTCTGCATTACTAAATTTCAGGGCTAGAACGTTACTCATTGCTACACCTCCAGCGCCATTTGCAGCGAAATACGGTCTCGTTGCTCGCAATAGACGAGTGAGCCGGGGCTGTTATGCGATTCAATACGCTCAACCAACAATGCCGCGCGGGTCTCTTTGGATGCTGGCGCGTATGCTCCAGACCATGCTTTATCGATACCGATGTTGCGCGCGACGTTTGTACTGTCAGCGCTAGCCAGCGGGAGCTTTGTGAAAATCTGCGGGTTGAGCATGCGAAGCCCGTGCAATTTAGCGATTGGCTGACCGTGAGCGTCGGTCACATGGCGAATGAGGTCTTTCATCCGTGCAACAGCAAGGTTTGGCCGTTTAACGTCATACTCGCCGCAGCTGCCAATCGCTACCCGCGGATACTCATTGCAAAGTCGAATAAAACGTTCGTCGCTCTCGTTCATATGCCATACAGGTACGCCGTAGAAATCGCCATGTGGCCACTCATCCAGTAGCGCCTCGTTCTCCGCTTCTCCGCCGTCGATTACGTCAGGGATGATCGCAAAATCGAAGCCTGGATGATTTTTCCAGCGCGCTACGAACTCGTAATAATCGGCCCATTCTATTTTGTTGCGGCCAGCTGCTTTCCACGCCGTAAACGCGCCGTTGTCCAGCGCAAAGGACTGGCATGCTTCAGACGCCAGCCCAAGCTGCTCTGGATGGGCGAACGAGATAAAGGCGTGCCTGCCGCGCCAGGCTTTCAGCGCAGCAAGGTCAGGCGTGATAGGCCCGCCGTGATAGTGGATCATCACTCACCATCCTTACTGGCACTGGTGCGCAACATATCCATCTCCAGCTTCGAGATGAGGTTAATAACGTGAGATACGCCTGGCTGCTGGTGGTTGGTCATGGTCTGGACGTATTTCCGCGTCTGCACGACTGCTTCAGCCTGTAGCGCCTTAATCCACTCGTTAGCGGCTGGTATCACCATGGCGGAGTTAAGGTTGGCAACGAGGCTCATATGGTCGCCGGTAGCGTTCAGAGCAGCGATAGCGTCAGGCATGATGCTGTTAATGCGCAGCACTTCACCTGCCATCACACTGGCGCGGGCGTTCGCTACGTCGAGACGTGTAGCGAGTTCGCTAACCATCTTGGCCATATCCATCAGGCCGGTATCGGCTGACAAGTTTTTGGCGAAGGCATGGCCAGCGGCAACGATGTCTTTATTTGATTTTGCGTTGAGCATGTTGGTCGCCTCAGTGAATGGTGACGTTGCGGTTCATTTCCTCAGCCATGCGCTGAGCTTTAATCGGGTTTTTAACCAGTTCACCATCTGGGGCGATCCATCCCTTCAAAATGCTGGAGTAGGGGAAGATGATGATCCCGACCTTGATGTCGTCGTTAGGCTTTTGCATTCTGGCGCTCCCGTTTTGCCTGGTCGAACTCGCTACCCAGTATTTCGATAGCGCCAGCGGTGGCTTTAGGCGTGGCTGAGGTTTCAACATAGAGCGCCTCGCCATGGCGGAAGTATGTGATGCCGGTAAAAAGTAGAGTGCCCCAGTCGAGGCCAATCAGCGGAAAGAAAGCTGCTTTATCAACATAAATTTTGGGGCGCTGTTCGTTCCAAATAGCGAGCAAAGTTTTGTGCTCGTCAGCCATTCCAGTTGGCGCTTTACTCTTAGGCCAGCAGGCAAAGCCGGTTCTGCTGGTGGGCTTTGTCCAAATTTCTGGTGAGACGTACACGGCACCTGAGAACTTAACGCCAGCGAATGATTCACGGACGCCATCGGAAGTGAAAACCGGTTTGCCGCCGAACAGAGCAGCGAAGGACTCTCCAGCAGCACGCAGCTTATTAGCGTCCTCCTGAAGCTTGTCCCAGCCTGTTAACGCTTCCGCGCTAGTGAATTTAAAAAAGCTCATCAATCTATCTCCACACGATTTTTGGTTGCATGAATCCCTGCCAGTGACGGCAATAAAAATTTGAGGGATTCGTTTAAAGGGCTGGTGGGTTACTGCAATAACCCACAGCCTGATTTCTCCACACCGAAAGAGGGTTGCGGTGCCGGGTGCCTCCCGGTGCTCTGGCCGAACTGGCAAACTCCAGAGCGGTGACCTTTAAACTCTGAGCATCGCACGATAATCACGATGCCAGCTCTCCGCGTGCGCTAGCCGCATTCACCACAATGGAAAAGAGCGGTCCGCCTCCACCATACTTTGCCTGCTACCATTGGGATTGGTTACTTCAGCAGTCGGAGAATTCAGTTTTTCACGCCCACGCTCTTTCCGTTGTGTGCTGACCTCCCAGCCAGCTTGGTTCGGGTAACACGCAATCACGTGGTTTACGAACTGGCAGACTTTTACGGTGCTGCCCCCGCTTGTTGTGTTCACAGGCCTATGCGATTCCCCGCCGTTCTATGGGTTCCTGTAGGCCATTTTGGCGCTTAGCGCCGAACTGTTCCGCATTACCTGTATCTCCACAACGAGAAGGGCATTCACTCCACGTCTCTAAAGCGTTCGAAAACACCCGCTTTGCAAACGCCCTTTTCGTTGGGAAAAAAAGAGGGCGGTTAAATCAGATTGAGAACTTAAGAAACCGCCAAACAACACACCGTCATCCATCAAAAAACCGGCTTCGCTGCCGGGCTATCAACACAGCACTCCAACAACACGATCCCCATATCCCCATCGCAAACCAGCTCGGCACCCGGGAACAGGTACAGAAAAGTGATCAGGTCCCAAAACTTGGTGTTGCTCATGTTCTTGACCATTCTCATCTCAAAACCCGTAAGTAACCGCTGATGAGAGAAACAATAAAGCGGATATGCAAATAACGCAAGTGGTAAGATGCGTTATTTGCAAACACAAAATGTTAAAGACGCAAAAAAGCCCGGCGGAACCGGGCTTATCAGGGTTGGAAGGAGTGGTTATCCGTGGCGTTTGAAGGATTGAGACTGGCTGATCATGACCTTGCCGAAAACATAAAATCGATGCTCGTTCGATTCATCAATGAACCAGTCACGATATTGGGTATTGTCAGAAATAACGACAATTTTGTCTGGAACCATCTGAAGGCGCTTTATGTGTATTTTGCCGTCAAAACCAAACACATAAATACCATCCCCATCAAACTGGCTCACTGAAACATCTACGAAGACCAGATCTCCTGGCTCGATAGTGCCCGACATACTGTCACCGCGGACATTAACCATCTTTACCGTGGCTGCGGGCTTGCCGCCGAAGAAGTTCTTGGCATGCTCAGTGTTGTACTCAATGGAGCGAATGACATCGATAATGTCACTACCAACAAAGGCTCCTGGGCCAGCACTTACATTTACATCAAGCAAATCCACACGATACACATCCCCCCCTTGTATAACCTTAACCATATCCTTACTGTTATTATATACAGTATCTTTTGGATCGGAGGGAATAAATAATTCACCGAGGCTCACATTTAGCGCATTCGCTATTTTATTAAGCGATTGCTCGGTAAAGGATTTTTGCTTTCCTGTCTCAAGGCGTGAAATGTTCGCCTGGTCGACGCCTACGGCATCAGCCAGATCGTTCATTGTCAGCCCGCGCGCAAGCCGCAGTTCTCTGATTCGATTTCCTATGTTCATGTGCCTATTTAATGGCGGGTTTGCATGAAACGCAAATTAACTTGCGCAATACGCTAGCATGAAATAATATGCGAATTACGCAACTAAGGGGGTTAAAAATGTCTTCACCGTTACGAAACTTGCGCAAGTCGCAAGGCAGAACACTAAGTGAAGTAGCCGGCGCCATCCATCTGGATGTAGGCAACCTGAGCCGTATTGAGCGCGGTCTGCAGGTGGCATCACTGGATGTAGCAGAGCGCTTGGCTTTGTTCTTTAAAGGCGAGATCAGCGAGCTGGAAATTCTTTATCCCCAGCGCTACCTGACCAGCACCAAGACATTAACAGCTACGCCATCCGTAGCGAAACCACAGTAGAGAGGGCTTAGCCGTGGGTAAACCTGACTGGCAAATAGAAAAGCAACCAGCCTGGCTTGTTGCTGCGATCCGTAAAACCATCACCAGTATGCCTGGCGGTTATGCGGAAGCAGCTGAATGGCTGGGTATCACAGAGAACGCCCTCTTTAACCGCCTGCGTCTTGAGGGCGACCAGATATTCCCTATGGGATGGGCGATGGTTCTTCAACAGGCCAGCGGCACGAAATACATCGCTGATGCGGTTTCGCGGCAGTCGAACAGCGTAAATGTCCCGATGGTTGAGATCGAGGATGTTGATAACGCCGACATCAACGAGCGCCTAATGGAGTCGGTTGAATGGATCGGCAAGCATTCAGCCTATCTGCGTAAAGCCACAGAGGACGGCGTGATTGATGCGGCTGAAAGGGAGCAGATTGAGGAGAACAGCTATCAGGTAATGGCTAAGTGGCAGGAGCATCTAACGTTGCTGTATCGCGTTTTCTGCCCGCCAGATAAGGCGAACGCCCCAGGTTGCAGCCCGGAGCGTTCAGTTGCGACCAAATCACTTGGTGTGGAGAAATAATCGCATGGTCAATTTAAACAGATTCCATCCTGTTCCGCAATTTAGGTGCCTGCCGTCGGCTGGTGGCCGTTTCAATCAGGAGCCGCTGCGGTATGTGCTTAATGTACCCGGATGCAGCGAAGAGGTGAACCACAGCTTTGTAGAGTGGGCTGTGGGTGAGTCACACCGTCAACTGGGATTAACGAAATGCGCGAGCTCAACCGAAGGTTTAAAGACAAGCGCGGCGTTATCGTCCGCGTCGTTCGCTGGGAACCTGAAACAAACCGCGTTATCTACCTGCGCGACAACTATGAACATGGCGAGTGCTTCAGCCCACTTGACCAGTTTCAGCGCAATTTCAGGGAAGTAGGGGCAGCTCATGAGTTTACTTCTGAAAGTGAAGCCACTTGTCATCAGCCCAGAACTGGCATGCCGGATCGGCCTGAATGAAGCCATCGTGCTTCAGCAAATCTGCTACTGGCTGGAAGACACTACCGCTGGCGTTGATCATGACGGCCGACGCTGGGTTTACAACACCATTGAAGACTGGAATGAACAATTTCCATGGTGGTCATCTGACACAGTTAAACGCGCCCTGACCTCACTCAAAAAGAGCGGCTTAATTTACGTCGAGCAATTAAAAAAGACTCAGCATGATCGCACAAATTATTACGCCATTAACCACGCAAACCCACTTCTGACCGATGAGGGCAAATTGCCCTCATCGAAGAGTGCAAATTGCACCGCTCGAAGAGGGCAGGCTGCACCTATCGAAGAGGGCAAGTTAACCTCATCGATGGGGGCAAATTGCCCTCATCTTACAGAGAATACAACAGAGATTACTACAGAGAGTACAACAGGGACTTCTTGTCAGGTTGCTGCGCAACCCGACCGCGATGTTGAACTGACTGATCACGCTAAGAAGGTTCTTGCTCACCTCAATATGACTACCGGCGCCAAATTTCAGGTTTGCAAATCATCCCTGGAGAATATCCGTGCGCGGCTGGCAGAAGGTTATGAGCTCGGCGAGCTGTTGCTGGTGGTCGATTATAAAAACGCACACTGGCAGAGCACTGAGCAGGCCCAGTATCTGCGCCCAGCAACTCTGTTCATTCCCAAAAACTTCCCTGGCTATCTCCAGTCCGCGACGAAGTGGCATAAATCAGGGCGCCCACCATGCGTTAATGGCAAATGGCAGCGCGATGTGATGCAAATGCCCAGCGCTAATTACGAAATCCCCGATGGCTTCCGAGGCGCTTAACAGGAGACGCAACGATGAATACTGAACAAATGATTCTGGCGTATCTGAAAGAGCATCCGGGCCTGACGGCTTCCGAACTGGCGACGGGGATGAAGGCGAACGTGCGAACTGTACGCGAAGCAGGGAAAACGCTGCTAGCAATGGGCGAAGTCTACATGGACATAAAGTTCCGCTACTACCTGGTTGAAGAGGCAACGACTGTAGATGCCGAATACGCGCGCCTGAGCAAGCTGGCTATGTCTCTTCAGGATCGCAACTGCTGGAGCCGTGCGGCAACGGTCTGGCTGAGCGCGATGGACGCCACGGCTAAGCCTCGCTTTCGTGATCAGGCTGTAGCGCGCCGGCGGATGTGCATGCAGAAGGCTAAAGCATCAAGGCCGAAGCCGAGCGCCGACGCATGGGGTGGCATCTGATGAAAGCCCGTGTACTGCGCCATTACGAGCGCAACGTGATTTTTTACCAAAGCATTCGCACTGCGGCCCTGATGATCGCCGCGCTGATCGTTACCCTGTCCTGGGAGCTGGCAAACAAATGACTAACTTAGCAAGAATTTACGACAACAAAGCAAAGAACGAAACCAACATCACCACCCGCAAAACTTATCTTCTGGGCGTAGATGAGCTGTATGTCGAAAGTGGTTACAACATCCGTGAAATTGACCAAACCCACGTCGAAGAGTTCCGTGACGCCTTCATCGCCGGTGAGCATGTACCTCCGCTCGCTGTGCAGGTCACAGAGCAGGGCATTAAGATCATCGACGGCCATCACCGTTACCACGGCGCGCTGCTGGCGAAAGAAGCTGGTTATGACATCCGCCTGGAGTGCAAAGATTTCGTAGGCTCCGAGGCCGATCGCATCGCCTTCATGGTCACGAGCAGCCAGGGGCGCGCGCTGGAACCGCTGGAGCGCGCAGCCGCCTACCAGCGCATGAGCAATCAGGGCATGGAACCGGCAGAGATAGCGAAGAAGGTGAAGCGCTCTCTAGCTGACGTTGAGCATCACCTGCAGCTGCTTACCTCCGGCGATGAGCTGATCGCCATGGTGAAAAACAAAGAGGTCGCGGCGACTACTGCAGTGGCGCTGGTGCGTGAGCATGGGGTGAAGGCTGGGAGTGTAGCCAGAACGCAGCTGGATAAGGCTAAGGCGACCGGTAAGAAGAAGCTGACCAAAGCAGATGCAATGCCGCAGTTCAGCGCTGCCCGCGCCCGTCGCCTAGTGGAACTGCTATGTGACGCTCAAAAAGGCGAAGCGGAAGAGGGTAAAGGCGCGCTGCTTATCGACCTGAGCCACATTGAAGAAGTTATGGCCATCATCACCGAATATCGCTCAGGCATTCCCGCTGGTTCGTCGCCGTCTGCCGTAAACGCTGATAGTCAGTATGACGAAAACATGCCGCTAACCCGCGCTGGCATCCTTGAGCAAAGCGGCATTGAAGTCTGGGCCTGCGCAGCTGCGATGTTTGGCGACAAAGACATTTACCCGTTTCAGGAGTCGCGTTACGCCCACACCTGGGCGGCGGACTCGTTCGAAAATCCATCGGTAGTGGTGGTGCCGGCGGAGATTCTTGCCAAAGCACAGCGCCTGAAGCAGAAAAAGCTGGAAAACGCGGAGCTGAAAGTTTGGGTGGCCGCTAAGTATCCCGATCTGGACGATGCAGGGTTAATGGAGAAGTTCAATCGCTTCAGTTCAGTAGCTATAGAGACCCGTCTAAAGACGGAAATGACCATGGCAGAGTTTATCGCCTTGGTGGAACGTGCCGATAAATCAACCTGGGAAAACATCCGCATGCTCCGCGCCGCTGTCGCTGAACTGGCGGGACAGATGACGATCCCAGATATGGGAGAAACGGGGTAAAGTTAATTCTGCCGTTTCTGATAATGTACAATTAGTGATATTTTTTTTCAGTCTGCATTTAAGAAATTAGCGCCTTCGGGCGCTTTCAGGTTAAAATAAAGAAAATCAAAATTTGGGTTTCTTAGTAGGGGGGGAATGATGTACTGGTTTTAATGTTTTCTTGCCTTTGTTTAATGAAATCGTAGAGTCGAAATATACATATGGAAAACGTGTTTCATCATTTATGTAATGTTTCGATTCATCTTGGCAGAAGGTACAGTGCTCTAGAGATGAAAATTTCCTAGCCGCTAATGAAAATGCCTGATTCGGCGTGTAAAAACTACCAATAAAGGTGCGGAAATCTGAAGTGGGCAAATGTTTGCAATCTTCGCAATGTAAAAGGAGGTTATTTGACCTGTCCTTGCCAACGTAGTATTTCAAGGGTTTTAACATATAATCACCTGATTGCTGTGTGAGTCTTTGAGAATTTCAAAGATAAATTAAGTGCATTAAAGTTATTGTGATTGCAGAAGCAGATATTTTAAAATCGTTTTAGATTTATAATTTTATGTATTTAATGATATTCAAGTCAGAGCATCTTACTTCAGCCTCATATTCACTTTGACCTTGAGAGCGAATCAGAGTGAAAGGGACGATGACCCTTGTGCCTTGTTTGCCAATCGTTTCATTATGGAAGAGGATGGAATCAAGAGTAATAAATTCCTCTCCAAACAAGCTTGTGTCATGCCTGCCCAATAAGTCTCTTTCGACATTAGATACTGCATTGCTTGTATTTATAGTTGCACATGAACTAATTTCATTAATTGCGCTTTGCTTTTTCGAGTAAGCGTTAATACCCCCTAAAAGAAAAAAAACACCCAGCACTACTAAAGCTCCAACCTTTAAGTCCTGACTCATATTAAAGTTCCCTCTGTTAATGTGTGGCTATTTTCAAGCATAACTCAAGATTAGACAAATATTTTTTTTACAGAACATATGCTCTAAGCTAAAGTGATAAAATTAAAAAAATAGCGATAAGCTGGATTTGACGATTTTTACATTTCCATTTTTAGATACATGTGAAATAAACTAACAGCCAATAAATCAAAAAAATTGAACTTGGCGTGCAATGTTCTTCAGTGTGATTGCTCAATCCTTTAAATTTCCGTTAGTTAAAGCCTTAATTAGTTAATGTTTCATTTTTTTAGTTTACCAAGAATGGTACTAGTTGAGTTAAAATACACACGTTGCATAATATTATGTATTCAAAAATTCAGCACTTTTTGGTAAGTGGCTCGGTCAGGTAACCCTTGTTTTGAAGAATGAGCGTCTTGATTGAAGAATGAGCGTCTTGATTAAGGTATAGCCTTGTTGCCTTAGGACGTTGGCTTCGCATATAAAAATCGGTGAATACACTTAAGTCGTGAAATTTATTTTTGAACCATTATGATGGTTATGCAGATAAGCGTTTGCAGACGCTGCCGGCAAAGGTTGGTCCCGTTCATTTGCAGATGAGGGGGCGGGACCGGATAAAACAAATGGTGTGGAGAGTAAAATATGCCTAATCAGGTACTGGGCGCAGCTGCGTCTGGCGTAAACCCCGTAGTTATCTCTTCGAACGCTTCAGTTAGCGTTCCCGTTCTCATGTATCGCGATCAGCGTGTGATCACCACTGAGCTATTAGCCAGAGGCTATGGCACTGACGAAGCCAACATCCGTAAAAACCTTTCACGCAACGTTGGTCGTTTTGTTGAAGGGATTCATATCTTCACTGTGGATGGCGACGAGCTCCGCGATTTGCGAGTGACTAATAGTCACGCACAAATTTCATCCAAAACCAGAAGCCTGACGCTATGGACAGAGAAGGGCGCCGCGCGCATGTCCAAAATCGTCGATACGGATGAAGCATGGGCATTCTTTGAAGGGCTGGAGGACAGTTATTTTCGTCTCAGAGAAGTCGGCGGGCTTTTGCTGCCGGACATGAACGATCCGATTAAGCTGGCGCGCGCGTGGGCTGATGCAATGGAGGCGAAACAACAGGCCGAAGTGCTCACGCATCGACAGGCCCAGTATATCGACCACCTTGAGAACCTTTTCAGTGATGGGCTTTCGCCGGTTCAGTTCTGCAAACGACTGAACGGTGTGAACGTCAGCAGGGTAAGCGCATACCTGCAGGAGTCCAACTGGCTCTATGACGACAACCCTAACGGGAACTATGCTCACTGGCGCGTACGCTCTCAGGCGCGCGATAAATACCTCACAGAGAAGAGCAGCCAGATTAATCCGTCATCGGCGGCCAGCTTCACCAGCTACCAGCCCGTTCTGCTGCGTGAGGGCGCAGTGTGGCTTTATCGCCGCTATCTGAAAGGGCAGCTGCCAATGAAGCAGTCCTGGAATGGTGAATTTACTCATGACAAAGAACTGGCGGGCAACGCATGAGGGCGCTTCTCACACCGGAAGTGGCGCCGCGAACCGGGATAGTCCTGTTCAAGCCTGGCTCAGAACTGATGAGCTTGTTTCGTGGCCGCGTACTCATCAGCACGCCGACTAGTGATATGGCTGACCTGCCTTCAGGGAAAATCAACGATGGCAATCAACCCTTACTGGATGATCCGCTGCTGAATTCCTTCTTCCGCCATGAGCGTGTTATTGCCGCAGCTGGTGGCTTTCCCGATCTTACTGTCTGGGTGGCCATGATTAACGCATGCCAGTGCGATGACGGCGACGGCTTCCACTTCCACGAAATGACTACGCTTGAAACAGAAGATGGCGTGCTGTCGCTCTGCTACCACCATGACAACAAGCTGCGCAATAACGGCGTATCTGGTGAGATGGAAGAGGTTGCCGCGGCGAACGTCGCAGCGTGGATCATTCACAGTGCGTGTCTCGATATGGGCCTGCATGCTAACCATACGCTGACCTTGCCCGAACTGTGCTGGTGGGCATCCATCAAAGACGTAATCGACCTTGTCCCCGAAGCGCCGGCGCGCCGCGTTCTGAAGATGAAGGCAGAGCAGGTGGCTACCGGCACGCTGAAGGAATCACTGATTACGCCAGAGCGTCCAGGCCGTGAGGTTTTGCAAGAAGCTGGGGAAGTGGTGAAGAAGGTTATCAGCCTGGTGGCAGACCCTGAGTCGCCGGAATCGTTTATGCTTCGTCCAAAGCGTAAGCGTTGGGAAAGCGAGAAGTATACGCGCTGGGTAAAAACGCAAAAGTGCGCCTGCTGCGGTAAGCAGGCAGACGATCCGCACCACATCATCGGTCACGGGCAGGGAGGAATGGGTACGAAGGCGCATGACTTATTTGTGATACCGCTTTGCAGAGCGCATCACGATGAGCTGCACCGGGACATGAGGGAGTTTGAAAGCAAATATGGCAGCCAGATTGAGCTGCTGTTCAGGTTTCTCGATCACGCGATTGCAGTCGGAGTTATCGGGGCAGACAAAAAATAAAGGGTGTGGAGAAGGATTAGCATGAAAATTGAATCGGCGTTAAAGCATTTCAGCCCAAAGACTATGAACATCAGCGATACCTCGCGCGCTACGGCATCTGAAGCGCTGACGGGCACTGACGTGATGGGCGCCTTCGGCATGTGCCAGTCTAAATCTCCGCTGGGGGTTGCCGCTGTTCTCGCAAAGGCAGGCATAGGGGAAGAAGATAAGATGCGAGCGGTTGAATACCTGATGGCGCATGCGCGTAAAACTGTGCCGAGGTTGATTATCAAAGCAGCAGGTAAAAAGCTGCTACCATGCCTGCAAGTTATGTGTCGCCTGGCATTTGATGAATACACCCGTTCCGCAGCAACGACCTATGCATGCCCAGACTGTGCCGGGCGCGGCCTAGTTAATGGCATAGCGAATGTAATGGTCCATCCCGGCTGTGGTGAGAAAACACCAGCAAAATTCAGGCTTGAAACTACAGAAAGTAAGTGCGTGACATGTCACGGCAGTGGCGTAATAAGCGCGCGCTGTCGCTGTAATGGCACTGGGACTGTAAGAGACATCGAAAAATCAAAGCTACTGGGCACAATCGTAGAGAAAGAATGTGATCGTTGTAGTGGTGTTGGTTTCCGCCGTAGTACCGGCACTAAAGCCTTTAAGGCTGTCAGCCATCACTTACCTGAACTGCATGTTCGAACATGGACCAGAAACTGGAAACCATTCTTTGAATCGCTAGTGGTAAAGCTGGAAGCGGAAGAAAGTCATGCTGAGATGATATTCAAAATCGTGACAACTCATAGCGAACTGGCAGCAGCAGTCGAATTAGCAAAGCACGTAAATAAATAGATTGATTTTGTCCGAAAATGGATTAATATCTCTCTCATGGTGGGCGTACTGCATACAAAACACCACCACCCACAAAAGAACCCTGCCGCCCGGCGGGGTTTTCTGTTTTACATTCCACACAATACCAAAGGCGCTGAGCGCAGGCGGTTTATCCGCGCTGTCCGGGACTGCAAACCTGTAGTGCCTTTCATATTGTGATAAATACCAAAATTTACCCTGTTGCCGACGGGCAAGGCTGTTACCGCGTTTTGGGTGATGCTGCCAACTTACTGATTTAGTGTATGATGGTGTTTTTGAGGTGCTCCAGTGGCTTCTGTTTCTATCAGCTGTCCCTCCTGTTCAGCTACTGACGGGGTGGTGCGTAACGGTA